AAGACACGGTTGCCTTCAAGTTGCGCTTGAATCATAGAACGCTTGTATGCGTGACGAGCAACAGGGTCAACAATAGTTGCCATTGTTCGTTTGACTTGTTTGGAGAGTTTAAAGTTTTTGTCTGTTTTCATAGTCATAGTATACACCAGTTTAAAATAATATAGAGGCAAAGATGGGGTCATTGCGACCCCATACTGTTAGTTAGTCTTCTCTTGCAAGAGCTGAGGTTTGAATTCCTTCAAACTTTCACCGATTTCAATCTTGCGAGGTTTCTTGTGTTCAGGAATAATGTTCTCTAAGCCAATACTTAGAATACCATCCTTGAACTCAGCACCCTTCACTTCGACTGTATCTGCGATAGTCAGGCTCTTTGTGAAAGACCTTGTGCCAATACCTTTGTGTAGGTACTGAACACCAATCGCTGCATCTTTCTTTTCACCCTTAACAGTCAACGTACCATCGTCAACTGAGATTTCAATTTCATCTTTAGAAAAGCCTGCGACAGCCAATTCTACGATGTAATGAGTATCATCCAGTTTTAGGATGTTGTGTGGGGGAAAGTTTGATACTGTCTTTTGGACATTCATGTTAAGCATCTTTTCAACATCGTCAAAAAGTTTATCAAAGCCCAATGTAGATTGGGATAATGGGCCAAAAGAAATGCGACCTAGTTGTGTCATATAGTTCTCCTATTAAGCGAGTTAATGAATAGTAACCCCGAAGGCGTTACAATCCAGCTTACCTTATACTGGCTCGAATTTTCGTATCGAGGGTGTAATTACACGGACGCCTTTATACCGTAGCATCAAACGGCCCTAAGGTGGGTTCTGTTTGTGAAGGTTTTTTACAAGGTTGCCTCCGCCTTGTTCCCATCCCTGAGAGAATTATTTAGTCAAAATCTCAAAAGCATTACGATTCACCAAGTACATACGTTGAGGTTCTTCCTCTTTGTATACCTTAATGAAGACATAACCTTCACTTGCGATTTCTTCCTTAATGTTGGGACAATACACTACTTCACCAGTATATGTATTCTTTAATTTTACAACTTTCATAACAAAACTCCATTTTATTCAGGAGTCTTTTTGCCAATGTTATACTTAGCAATCAGTTCCCAATCATCTTTCTCTTTAAAGGAGATAATCTTAATCTGATGCAACGGTGCAATATTGTCTGTCATAACTTGTGGGTTTAGAATTGTAACTAAGCCCCACTCCTCTAACAGGTTGGCAATTGCATTACGTCTTTGTATATCATTCTCTGAAATGTTGGAAGGTTTTCCATCAAGTGCGAATAGTTCTTTAAAATGCACCACATAATAACGACCTTGCTTGTGTAATATGTGGCACGATTGATAGAGAACTTTTTCTTTACGTGAGGAAACACCGATTCTAGTCAGCGTTTCTCTAACCTTCAAAAAGTCATCCTGTTCGTTGAGTTTTACCTCAACAAACTTTTGTAAATCTACCATTTTACTTCCTCAATCCACCGATATCGGTTTTTTCTTTTAATTGTTGGATTTGTTCTTTGCTAAGTAAACGGAGAGCTTCTCGAGCCTTCACATCTGAGAAACCATAGATTTGTTTAATACATTCCAAATCGTCACTCTTTTCAGATTTAACCCACTTCGCAAATGGTCTTTTCATAGACCGCACAGTATTTAGTAAAAAATCATACTGTAGTTTCTTATCAGCCAAGTGGCGCTGATTCATCTCATTTGCATACATGATACAGTCTTTGTGGTAAGACAGACTGCGGTTAACGAGGAATGGTGTGTAGTCCTTCTCTGTTTGTTCGTCTACAATCAACTTCTTTTTGTTTTGTAGAATCGAATTGACATAATCAAATGGGTTACTCATATAACATTCTCACCAATCCAATAGTGTCAATCGTTGTCAACAACAGGTAGTTAGCCAACATCCCAAATGATTTCCTAGTGAAAGCAGCCCAAGCGTAGAGAGCGCAACCAGTAATCCAAATAGGATAAAGAATAATAAGAGGAGGATTGGGGACTGTGAAAGCCATAGTGATGCTACAACCAATTGAAATCGCCCAAGCCAACAGTTCAATACAAAAACGAAATGGGTGACTTTTGTAATCATCTTTAATCCATGATAGAGTGCTTAAGAAGATTTCGTTCATGCGAACTCACATTCAACCATCAATTCTGTTAAACAAGCAACAAGGTTAATCTCTGAGTCAGCAACAAACGCCTGCTTGTACTGATAGTCAGCAAGAATCAATACAGCCTGAGGGATAGACTGAGGTTTCATCACTTCATACAATGCATCATACAGTTGACGGAAGACTGTATTAGAATCTAAGTCACTTGCTGCGACCCACTTACGAATGGCACCAAAGTCTTTGTCTTTGATGTGTTTGGTAATCTCATTGATTTGGACATTACCAATCTGAGCCAAGATACCTGTATCAATCTTACCAAGTTGTGAGTATCGTTGCAACTCATTCAATACACGGCGGAAGTCTGGGAAGTGTTTCTTCACCAGTTCAGCAATAACCTTGTCCTCATACTCAACATTTTCACTTTGCAAAACACCTTGAATACGCTTGAAGAATTGACCAGCCATCTGTGACTTCTCATTGCCTTTAAGAGCAAAGTCAATCACAGCACAACGACTGTGCAATGGTTCAATGATACGGGTTTTGTAGTTACAAGTAAAGATGAATGAGCAGTTAACCGCAAATTCTTCAATTGCATTACGCAAAGCAGGTTGCGTAGAGTTAGGGTTTAGATAGTCAGCCTCATCAATGATAATGACCTTGCGACCACCTGTGAGTGACATTGAACTAGCATAGTTCTTAATCTTGGTGCGGAATGTGTCGATACCTGATTCATCTGAACCGTTAATCACCATGAAGTCACAACCAACTTCATTACACAATGCCTTTGCTACTGTAGTCTTACCAACACCAGCACTACCACTCAACAACAAGTTTGGAATCTTCTTCTGATTCACATACTCCTGAAACGGCAGTTTCAATCGTTCAGGAAGAATACAATCTTCGATTGTTTTAGGACGATACTTTTCCGTCCACAATAAATGTTCCATAACTCACTTCTTTCATAATAAAATAATATATCACAGTTTACGCCAAGTGTCATTCTCTTTGACGTAAAGTTTACCATCAGGACCAGGTACAATCTGCACAGAAACTTTTACTTCTGTACCTTCTTTATACTTCTTACCAGAACCTACAACTCGGTAGTTTCCATAATCTGTATAGTTTGGTACTTCTTCACCGTATGTTGCTTGTAACTGTAAGACGGGTCTTTGTTCAAGTTGTTGTTCAAGCTCTTGACTAGGAAATTCATCTGCACGATAAACAATCTTAGTTGCTTCTTGATAACCCTTGACACCAACGGCCACTAGACCTGCAAGGCCTAGTGACTTAACGAAACCTCTCCGAGCAATCGGGTCAGTCATTACTTCTTCTCATTCAGTCGAGCAACGACTTCGATGAATGGTTCAGCAACTAACTGTTTGCCAGATGCGAACTCGATAATAGAACCGTTGGTTTCTTCAGTTACCATGATAACCATGTCAGGGTTTACTGCAATGGTTTCACCACGTGGATTTGTAAACAACTTAACCATGATTAAGCCGCCTCAAATTTACTACCTTGTTCAGTAGTAATCCAGTATTGAAGTGGTACATTCTTGTGTTGGAAGTGAGAGATACCTTTTGACGAGATAGAAACGTCATAGGCGCCTGCAAGAATCTTACTCAAGTTTTCTGTTTTGAAAACCATGCGGTACTTTGCACCATTACCATCTGCAAGTTCCAAAGAATCGGTGTGAGCAGAATCATTCTGCAAGTCCAAAGTAACGATGCTGACTTTCTTGCCATCAGATTCGATAGCAACTTGTGGTGAAGACAACACGGATGCAGCTCGCATAATCCAATCAAAGTCTTCAGCAGTCAATGAGAAGGAGATTTCTGCGGTTGGCATGGTCAATTGTTTCTCTGGCGGAGTAACAATCATAGTTGGTTCACAGAAACGATATTTGATTTTAGAACGGCCTTTGTTACCGCAAATGACTACGTGCTTGTCATCAAAATCAAATGTAGGGTCGTCTTTGTGCAATGACACAACAGACAGGAAGTTGTTCAGGTCATAGACGCCGAACTCAGCAGGAATGTCTTCCTTGATTGTAACTTCAGCAAGAATGTTCTTGTGTGAAGAAACTGTTTTCAAAGTCTTGCCTTTCTTAAACAAGATACCTTGGTTGATTGCACCAAAGTTCTTTAGAACGGAAAGAGTTTCGTTAGATAATTTCATATAGCCTCACTTTTAAAATAATAAATTCATTATACACGATTATCGTATATGTTGCAATAGGTTTTTGACTTTATTGCCTAAGTCATCAATCGTACCATCATTATCAATGGTATAATTAAACTCACAACCAATCCAGTCCCATTCTGACGAATGAATACCGAGTTCTTTCATGTGTAATGCAGCAGAATAGAAACCTGCATTTGCATCTTCTGCGACCTTGTACCATTCAGGTTCAGGACCACGCTTCACACGAACGACAACACCACCATTGTCTTGGATGTATTTCACTTCATTTTGAAAACGCACATCTGTTACAACTACGTCTTTACCGTGAGAACGGTTCAATAAAGAAATAACCCAAATATCGTTGTGAAAAACATTTCGGCCTGCCTCAGTACCCATAAGTTGTAATGCCAAACGAGGTGTAATTTCATAGCCAAATCTTTCACTCCAAAATTTATCTGGTTGTTCACGCCATGTTCGGGAGAACTCGGTGTTACCTTCAAGTAACTCCCGAGGCCAACCGAAAATGGACGAGCAGGCATCTTTGAGTGGCTTCGCAAAACTATCTGGAATAAATCCTTCATTCGCAAGAAGTTCACCAACTGTTCCTTTACCAGAACCAATGAAACCTACAAGTCCAATAATCATAGCTTGCCTGTGTATTGTGCAACAGCAGGCATATTACCAGTAAATGCGTATGTACCGATGTGTTGTGTTTTCATCCAAGGACACAAGAAGATTGTGCCACCCATTTTACGCCACATTTGACAGAACATATAATCTTCTGATAAGTAACGGTCTGAACCACCACCAACGATAGATTCTTTAGTGTCGATTACTGTATCAAAGTATGCGTGAATGTAGCGTGAACCATCAAAGTTGGCTTGACCAACATGGTCTGGTTTGTAACGAATGGTTGGATACTCTTCGGCCATCTTGTTGTAAACTTCACGTTTAACCATCATAAAGCCTGTACCAATTTCCATCACTTCAAGCGGTTCAGTAACCGAGAATTGTTGTGTACCCTTAACTACGTTGAACACATACTCACCAACTAATGTTTCCAATTCTCGTGGATCCATATCAGGATGGTTACGTGCAGCAGTTGCGATATTACCCCAGTTCATAGACTTCTTAGG